CGGTGAAGGCCATCCAACAGTCCATCGAGTGGATCGAGACGTTCGACAAAGTCATCTTCATGTTCGATCAGGACGAGCCCGGCCAGAAGGCAGCCCGCGAGTGTGCTATGCAAGTGTCGCCCGGCAAGGGCCATGTTGCGGCCCTGCCACTCAAGGACGCCAACGACATGCTGGTGGCGGGGCGGACCAAGGAATTGATCGACTCCATCTGGGGGGCCAAGCCTTACCGGCCTGACGGCGTCGTGCCGGGTGATGAGTTGTGGGACAACATCGTCGCCCAGAAGCATGTCGAGTCCGTCGAGTATCCCTGGATGGGGCTCAACGAGATGACCTGCGGGCTGCGGAGCGGCGAGGTGGTGACCCTCACCTCCGGCACCGGGCAGGGCAAGTCAAGCGTCTGCCGTGAGTGGCAGGCGTGGCTCCTCGCCAAGGGGCAGACGGTAGGAATCGTCGCCCTGGAGGAGAACGTCACCCAGTCGGCCCAGGCCCTAATGAGCATCAACCTCAACTGCCCCACCCACCGCTGGGAATCTGTGGGTATCACCGAGGAGCAGAAGCGAGAGGCCTTTGACTCCACCGTGGGCAACGGTGCCTGCGTGCTGTACGACCACTGGGGCTCGATGGATTCGGAGAACCTGCTCAGCCGGGTTCGCTACATGGTGCGTGGCATGGGCTGCACGCATGTGTTTCTCGATCACCTCAGTATCGTGGTGTCAGGCATTGGCGAAGGTGACGAACGCCGCCTGATCGACAACACCATGACCCGACTGCGAAGCCTCGTCGAGGAGTTGCAGTTCTCACTCGTCATTGTTTCCCACCTCAAACGACCGGAAGGACGGAGCCATGAAGAAGGCGGTCAAGTATCTCTCGCTCATCTGCGGGGGTCTGGTGCTATTGCTCAACTCTCTGACATCTGCATCGGGCTCGAACGTAACCAGCAGGACGAAGACGCAAAGAACACAACGAACCTGCGAGTCCTCAAGAACCGATACACCGGCTCAACCGGACTCGCCTGTTCCGTCAAGTACAACCCCTCCACTGGCCGACTATCAGAATGGGAGGACATCGACGATGCAACTGACGTTCCCTTCTAAGTTGTGTGACGCCATCCTCCAGGTGGAGACGGGCGGACACCCTGACCCGGCCAATGCCGTCGGAGATGGTGGACGGTCCATAGGCCCGCTTCAGATTTCCCTGGCCTGTTGGATGGATGCGGTGGAACACACGCCCAGCATTGGGGGGGTGTACGCCGACTGCAAGGACTTGGACTACGCCAAGAAGATCTTTCACTCATACCTCGACCGGTACGCTGAGTATGGCGACACCCTGGAGGTGCTGGCACGGATTTGGAATGGAGGCCCGAATGGGTTCAAGAAGCGAGCGACTGAAAACTACTGGGGACGTGTTAAGACCGCCATGCAGCAGGCCCGAGATAGCGAGGCATCTGTCAGTGATTGAGGGCAAGACCGTCTCAGGAGAACGGATTCGCCAGATTGAGGTCAAGGCCTTGGCGAAGTTGAAGAAGGCCTTGGCTGATGATCCGGTGATTCGGGATTGGCTGATGGAAAATGGGATGAGGTCCGCATGAAGTACCCCGATGGTGTCATCTTGCTTGCCGGATTAGACGCCGCCCTACTTGGGGTGGGCTCACAGTGGGGTCGAGATCCCGTTGCCGTCTATTCAGAGCAGAAGATACTGGCCGCGTTGCGTGACCAGGGTATGGCCCCTGTTGAGGCAGAGGAGTGGTACGGCCACAACATTCGCTGCTTGGGCCTGGGGGAACAGACGCCGATGATTATTGAAGCAGAACGATCCACGGAGACATTTGATGACAGCAACCATCTTTGACATCGAAACTTCGGCCATCGACAACTTCCGCACCCTCGAAGGGCTGGAGTGCATCCACTGCCTTGTCATCCGCCAGGGCGACCGGGTGGATTCTTACCACGGTGACAGCCTAGAGGAAGGCCTCAACCTCCTCCGCATGGCGGATGTCATCGTCGGCCACAACGCCATCGGCTTCGACATCCCCGCCATCCAACGGCTCTACCCGGACTGGAAGCCCGAGGGTGCCGTGCGGGATACGCTGGTCATGGCCCGGCTGCACTGGCCCGATCAGAAGAAGGAAGACTTCGCCCTCGCCCACAGCGGCTTCCCCAAGAACCTGATCGGCTCCCATTCCCTCAAGGCTTGGGGCTACCGACTCGGTGTCCACAAGGGCGACTACGGCGAGCAGCCCGACGCTTGGGATCAGTTCAGCGACGAGATGTTGGACTACTGCATTCAGGACACTCTGGTGACTCAGAAGTTGTGGGATGCGGTGACGGCCCAGGATGACTCGTCCACCTCCATCGTCTTGGAGCATGAGTTCGCCCGCATCATCGACGAGCAGATCAACAACGGCTTCGCCTTCGATGTTCGTGCAGCCGCCTCGCTCTACGCTGAGTGGGCAGGCCAGCGGGACGATATGCGTCGGGAGTTGGTGGACCGCTTCCCGCCTGCTCAGGAGCAACTGAAGAGCCCGGCTTACTGGCAAGTGGACGGCGACATCTACCCCACCAAGACGGCGGCGAAGAAGGCGGGCTACAAGGACAGCGAGATTACTCGCGGCCCCAACAAGGTCAAGGAGATCCCCTTCAACCCCGACAGTCGGCCCCAGATCGCCCGCTGTCTGATCAACAAGTACAAGTGGAAGCCTGAGGTCTACACGCCCAACGGCCAGCCCCAGATCGACGAGTCCATCCTCAAGGCCCTGCCCTTCGAGGAGGCCAAGATGCTGGTGGATTACCTCACCTTGTCCAAGCGGATCGGTCAGTTGGCTGAGGGCAAGGAGGCCTGGATCAAGTTGGAGCAGGACGGACGCATCCACGGTTTCGTCAACACCAACGGCACGGTTACAGGCCGCTGCACGCACAGCCGTCCCAACGTCGCCCAAGTGCCCGCTACCGGGGCTCCCTACGGCAAGGAGTGCCGCAGCCTGTTCATCGCCCCCGAGGGCAAGGTGCTGGTGGGCGTGGACGCCAGCGGCCTGGAACTCCGCTGCTTGGCCCACTACCTGTGGCCCTACGACAATGGCAAGTACGCCGACATCATTCTCAACGGGGACATCCATGAGGCCAACCGGAAGGCAGCGGGGCTGGAGACGCGAGACCAGGCCAAGACCTTCATCTACGCTTGGCTCTACGGAGCCGGGCCCGCCAAGATTGGGAAAATCGTAGGGGGTACGGCCAAGGACGGCAAACGCCTCATCGCTCGGTTCCTCAAGCAGATGCCTGCCCTCAAACTGCTGAGGGATGCTATCGCGAGGGCGGTGGAGAAGCGGGGCTATTTGGTGGGACTCGACGGTCGCCGCATCCCCGTTCGTTCCAGCCATTCAGCCCTCAACGCTCTGCTCCAGAGTGCCGGTGCGGTGATCATGAAGCAGGCCACAGTGGATGCCACTCGGCGTCTCAAGAAGGCCATCATCGACGCGAAGCAGGTGGCCCACATCCACGACGAGATTCAGTACGAAGTCGCAGAGGAAGACGCGATCATCGTGGGCGAGTCGGTGGTGGCTGCAATTTGCATGGCTGGTCAACCATTTGGTTTCCGATGCCCGCTCGATGGTGAGTACCGTATCGGAAAGAACTGGGCGGAGACGCATTGATGAAAGGATTCACATGCACCCAAACCAGAGCAAGGGGGCGGCCTCGGAGTACACAGCCGCTGCGGTATTCAGCGGTGAAGGCTGGGAGATCTTTTGGCCTCCCACTGGTTCGGGGGCTGTTGACTTTGTTGCGGTTCGCCAGGGCGAGTCGAAGAAGGTTCAGGTTAAGTCCGCCCATTGGGTGGACAGGCCCCCGAGCAGGACGCTCCGGGTCTGCATCAAGACTCAGCGACGAAGATATACAGAGGGGGACTTCGATTGCCTTGCGGCTGTCGGCCCAGATGGGCGGGGCTGGGTCATTCCCTACGAAGAACTGCCAGATACCGCGTTCATATCCCTTGAGCGGTTGATCGGGGATGAGATCCACGACTACGGGAGATCCCAATGGATCATGACAACGAACTCGAATTCGTAAGCACCTCCCGTCTGGTGCGAGAAGTACAGAACCGGACAGATGACATGCTGATCATCGCTTCCACCAACCGGACCCAGGCCACCGATTCCCTTCTGTTCGGGGCCACCGGAAGTCTTCATGGATGTCTCGGCCTGATCGAGGCGGCGAAGATGATGCTGATGGAGGGCGGCACAACAGGAAAGGCGGACTATGAAGACCCTACTGCTTGACGGAGACATCCTCATCTACCAAGCCGCTGCGGCGGTAGAGCAGGAGATCGACTGGGGCGATGACCTCTGGACGCTGCATGGCGATGCGAGGGAGGCCCGCAACCTTCTCGATGAGGAGGTCGCCAAGTTGATGCACCGGCTCAAGGGACGGGCTGTCCTGTTCGCCCTGTCTGACCCCCGGCACAACTGGCGGATGGACATCCTCTCCACCTACAAGAGCAACCGAAAAGGCAAGCGGAAGCCGGTGGTCTACAGGGCCCTCAGATCCCATGTCGAGAAACACTACAACACGGCCTGCTTCTCCCAGTTGGAAGCGGACGATGTCCTTGGGATCAACGCAGGCGAGGACACCATCATCGTCTCCGACGATAAGGATCTCATGACTATCCCCGGCCACCTCTATCGGCCCCTTGCGGATGAGGAGATGGAGATCACCGAGGAGCAAGCCGACCGCTACCATCTGATCCAGACCCTGACCGGCGACCGGGTGGACGGCTATATGGGCTGCCCTGGTATCGGCCCCAAGACGGCGGAGAAGGTGCTGAAGGAAGGGACGTGGGACGAGGTGGTCTTGGCCTATGAGAAGGCGGGCCTCAGCGAGGAGGTGGCCCTGACCCAGGCTCGGGTGGCCCGCATATTGAGAACTGGTGAATGGAACCCTATGACCGAGGAGGTAATGCTATGGAATCCAACATGACCCGTGAGGGCTATTTCAAGTTCCATGAGGATCTTTGCAAAGAAGCCTTGGAACTGTCCATGAGGAAGAACCACGACTACTCCGGTGGAGAGGATGGCTCTAACCCCTTCCAGAACTTCATGTTTGTGGAAGAGATGGGTGTGGGGGTCACCACCGAGCAGGGCTTTATGGTCCGCCTGGCTGACAAGATGAAGCGGCTGTCGGGCTTCTGCAAGACCGGCACCTTCCAAGTGTCAGATGAGAGTTTCGATGACACTGTCAAAGACGCCATTAATTACCTCGCCCTGCTGGCGGCGTATGTGAAGTCAAAGAAGCAAAAATAGGGGTATTGAAACTGATGGAGACTCGACCTCTCCCGACTATTTCTCCAGCCCTGATTCAGGCGTTGGAGGAGATGTTCCCAAATCAATGCCCCCGGCTTGACGATGAAGACCGCATGGTGTGGTTCAAAGCCGGGCAAAGCAATGTCGTGGAGGTGCTTAAAGAGCATCATCGACGGCAGAACGAGACGATCCTTGAAAGGTCATCCTGATGTGCATGCCCTCGCCCAAGCCCCCTCCGGTGCAGATGGTGCAGCCTGCTGCGGCTCCCCCGGAGGTTAAGGCTCCACCGCCAGCCGCTGCCCCTCCCCCATCATCAACGGCTCCCGAGAAGGCTTCTGCGGCTCCCCGCAGCAACACGGACGCCTCCATTGC